GACCAGTCGGATACGTCAGGACGCTACGAATTCGATTGAGTGTTTTAATCCTGCAACGATATCCAAGTAAACATACAATTTTATCAATATCATCTTCAGTCAATTTTCCGATCATGTTTTTCAAGTTTATCTGTTTCATATAGTTCTCCTGTTAACCGTTTACTTAATAGTGTGAACTCTCATAACGCTCACACTATTCATGTAACTAGTTCGCCAGTACAGCCTTGATCATAGCGGGTGAAAGTTCACTCAGCTTAATCACTGTTACTTTAAATCCTAAAGCTTGATGTTTCCTGAGGGCACCATCACCCTGAGAACAATCACGGTATTTTAATCCCATGTTCTCGAAAGCATCATTCATCTTAATGACACTCGAACCATCTTTCACACATAACGGCTCTTTCGATTTTACCGCTGTGAGGAATGCCTGATCCGAAATTGTCACACCTTTACCTGTCTTGGACTTATACGCTTTAAGCCCGTCAACATCTGCTGAGACCTGGAAAGCACCAAGGATCAGCACACCGAAAAGAATCTTCTTCATATTCACCTCCGGGCGTAATTGCCCATTATTCAATTTTATATTCACCATAATTAGTCGTGAGACTTTCAAGTTCATCCACTAATTGTTGGTCACTCATCCGTTCAAGAGTCTTTCGCTTTGTTAGTTTAGGCATCATTTCATCCTGACCATAACCAGCGTTTTCCTCCATCTCTTGAATCCTATCAATACATTCACCTCGACTCATGATTTGCATATCAGTATCCCCATGATTTCAATTTATCATTAATCTCTTTTGCCACACCTATCCAACTTTCCGGTCTCACGAAACAGTTCTCCGGATAGTCCTCAGGTTTACTCTCGGAAACTCTCTTGGCATGCTTTGCCAGTGCATCCATTACGAATGCCTGAGATAGTGGTCCGAATTCCGAAAACTCCATCAAGTTCTTAACCGCTTGAACGTTGTTCGCCGGTTTTTTAGCCGTCTTCATACTCTTTCCTTTATGTACGCATCAATCCGCGTACCAAACCGTTTATAAATGCTTTCAATCGTCTCAGCATATCTACGAGCATTGTTCTCTTGACCGTTCACCAGTGCATTCTTTAAGCACCTCTGATAGGTTTGGAGATTGTCTATAATCTCACGGTCCGTGAGACCGTCTTCAGCCGCTTTTAAAATCTGTTCTACATTCATACACTTCTTCCTGAGATGAACATTAAAGTCATCGGTACTAAAATCATTGTTACGAGCATTTTAAATAAAAAATAATCCACAAATCACCTCGTTATTGTTAATAAGCCTGATCCATACACTGGTCTACATCTTCGTCCGTAACCGCTAGTTCTAAACATTGTTCTTCGTTTACAGTGTCGGTTAAATCAACCGTTGCTGCATTCACTACATTGTTCAGAAAAACCGATAACATGATAAACATAAAAAACTTCATAAACCGTCTCCGTTAAAATTTAGTGGGCGGTTCGGTAATTCACTTTCAAACGTTGTTCCTGATTGAACCGCCCGAGAAAGCTACACTTATACATAAGAGCAAAATCAAAAACGTTTTGGTTCGTTTCATCTTTACTTCTGAAGAGATCAGCTAAGTACAATCTCTTCTTATGCAGTCAGAAGTTTTTCTCTTCATCGTGCTCCCTTGAAAATCATATTACAGGAGAACAATGTTAATAACAATGTTTATTTCGTGCTTATTTAAAATATTTTTCAAACCGTGAACTTTTTACAATACCAAGGGATCAGGGAATATCTCACATAAAGAGAATAGAACGTGCGCACGCGTGCCACAGCTCCGGAGATTAATCAATAGAGTGTGTATATTTTACAAATCAATAACAATGTTCAATAGTGGGAATTTTTTACAGGTGTGGCGCGGACTCAACCTTAAATATCGATACGGACCGGAGCGAGTGAACTCAGTGAACCTCGTTCCCGCGTCCGATACGCTATATTAAGGATAATGTATTTTTTACATCCTGTAAAGAGTTGTAAATGACTGTAATTATTACAATTCAAGATTATTATTCAAAGCGGGTAATTATTCCTTGGTATTGAGAACATTATAAACATTGTTCAGGACGCTCTCAAGAGCTGCAGCGTGGATGTATACAATGTTCACGGTTAAAGGAATTGAACGGGCGTTTTCTCAAACATTGTTCACACCGGATAAATACTAAACAAATAATGAACATTGTTCGTAGAACGAGCGACGATTAACCACGTTTGAACATTGTTCAGGGTATATCAGTGTCAGGGGTGGACCGAGATAATCAATCGTCGGGCATTTGTGGACGTGCGTATATTCCAGCGTTATGAGTAAGTCTTTCATAGTATCCGATAGTTAGGCACCCCTGAACATTGTTCATTGATTGATTAGATGTTACAGTGTTCATAACATTGTTAGGTGTGTACTACAGTTGTTCGGTGTGAGTTTTAGAAAATTAAAAAATAAATTTCAAAGTGGAGGGGGTGGGGCAAAAATTCTTCGTGCGTGGAAAGTGGGTGAGAGTCGAATCTGATACATGTGTGAATTTTGCCGATCTCTTTTTATAGTGAACAATGTTGATAACAATGTCTGTATATGTGTGAGCACTTTTTTCTAGCACTATTATTAACAGTGAACAATGTTCAGTCGGGTCTTGCGACTGTTTATAAAAGTTTGACAGCACCGCTCAATCGCCACTACGCTTATTTTATGACGATGCCAAAACCAACGATGCCCACACCATCACCGATAACTCCGGTCACGGAAGAACAATCCGGACTGTTGACTGAGAACGAGCAAGATTTCATTCTCAATGCAACACTCACACCCAAGAGTCGCAAGGACGCGACCACCTTGGAGTTTATCAGTGAGTTCGTGAGACACAAATCTGTTGCTCAAGCTGCTGAAGCTCTCGGGATAAAATATTCTGTCGCTTACAACATTCGCATGAGAAGTGATGTGGCAACAGCAATTCAGAAAATCATTGATAAGTCTGTGATCAAATATGGATTCGATGCTTCGGAAATTATAGAACGCACGAAAGAGATTGTTGATTTCGATCCTATCAGTATGCAGAACGCGGATGGAACTTTTAAAAGTAACATGGCTGACATTGAACCTGCAGCTCGACGGAATTTAAAAAAGCTCAAGGTAAAAAATATCTGGAATGAGATTGAAGATCGCAATGGCATGAAGACCAAGATCATCGTCGGTGAAGTAATTGAATATGAATTCTACGACAAACTTAAAGCTATCGAACTCACCGGGAAAGAAAAAGAACTCTTTAAAAATCGTTCAGTCGTTGAACACGATGTAACGAAAGATATGGCGAACGTTCTTCTCGCTGCTGCTAAACGCGGATCGGATGCTGCTGCAGCTGTGACTTATAAAAAACCGGACGTGGTGTACGTGGACTCGGAGGTTGTCGATGATAGCCAAGAAACATAAAGGCATTCGTCCTTCGTTTGAGATCGCACTCATTAACTGGAAAAAATCTATCTACATTGAAGAGTATCCGAACGGAAATTACCGGATCTGGAATCTTAGGATGTTGAATTCTGGTTGCGGTAAGATTTTGGAAGATGACGAAATATTGTTATCAGGATGTATTTATTGTCCACACTGTGACGAATACTTTAATGAAGAACAATGGGAAGTTGTCGATGGACAAGCATGTATCGCAGATCAAGAAAGAAATTGAAGAGTTCGTAAAAGAGCGTGATGCCGGAAGAGTCGGTAAGAAGCGCGAGAAAATCCCCAAGTACATTTACCTAAGAAACAATAACGGTTTCGTCACAAATCGAATTCCGAATCCGGAGTATAAAAAAAATGAGTAAGATCCCTGAAGATATTCAACTGTTTCAAAAACTGATCGACGAGAACAGATACGATTTTTGCAAACTCGTGTTCATCATCTTTCCTTTCGGAGAACCTGGGACCGCACTGGAACACATGTTTCCATACGACTGGCAGATGGAAGAGTGGAAAAAACTTTCTGAGCATTTGCAGAATCCACTCACTCGGTATGAAACTTATCGCTTAAATATTTCTTCTGGTAACGGTGCTGCGAAGACCGCGTTCGGTGCAATGACAACAATGATGTTGATGTATACGCAGAGATTGAAAGGAAGAATTACAGCCAACACAGATCCGCAGATGAAGCAAATTGTCTGGCCAGAATACGATCTCTGGTTTCATCGTGCTCGCTTCTCTGAACTCTTCTTTGAGAAGTTCGGTACGTCGATTAAAGCTAAGAATCCGGAGCTTGCTGAGATCTGGAGATTCGATACAGTCACTTGGTCTGAACAATCACCTCAGGCTATTTCCGGTCTCCACAACAAGGGTGGAGCTGTGATGTATATCTTCGAGGAAGCTCCGGGTATTCCTGCGATCATCTGGCAGTACGCATCTGGTGCGTTCACTGAAACAGAGACGATAAAAATTCATATGGCATTCGGTAACTCGGATGATCCTGAATCAAGATTTGAACAGAACATGAATTCTCCACTGTGGAGATCTCGACGTATCGATACACGAACGTTGGTACATATTGATCCGAAACAAATTGAAGCATGGCTTATTGAATCGGGAGGAGATGAGGATAATGACGACTTCAGAGTTCGAGTACGGGGATTACCGCGAAAGAGTGCAAGAGATTCGATTATCAAAGTGGAGTCTGTTCAGGCAGCCTTTGCCAGACGTGCAACCTTTGACCTCGATAGTATCCGCCATTTTCCTGTTGTTATTGGTTGCGATCCTGCGTGGACAGGTGGAGATGAAACAGTCATCTGGTATAAGCAGGGACACTACCATTGTATGCTCGAAAGATTCAAACTGCGGAAGGAAACCAAAGACACCCATCAAATTACTTATAACAGATTATGCCATTGGGAGAGGAAGCTACGCGGAGACGCTATCCACATCGATCAAGCGGAAGGGACCGCGGTATACACTCTTGCACAGATGGCGAACAAACAACACTGGTTCTTGGTCTCGTTCGCGTCGAATCCAACCGACAATCCGGACAGCACCAAGAGTGATTATAAAAACATCCGGGCAATGATGTACTACAAGTTCCAACAAGCTCTCATGGCTGGTGCAGTTCTCGACTCTATCGAAAAAGATTGGGAAGCTGATATCGTTAAACAGCTGTGTTGGGCAAAAGGAACTCGTCACAAAATCACTCACCAGAAATTAGTGGAGAGTAAGAAGGACATTAAAGATCGCGTAGGACAGTCACCAGATATTGCCGATGGTGCTGTTCTTCTTTATGCGTGGGAAGTTGTTGATCGCTTACCTGAAAATGAAGATGGGTTCGATGGACATGAAGAACTCGCAGGTCAGAATCCAATTCGTATCAAACAACAAACTCATGATGAAATTTATGGAGATGAAGATGCCAACGACTTATACGATTGAACAAATTTCTTATTCCGGTTTCGTAAATAATGATCACGGCATTCTTGAATATTTGAATGATGTTGCTCCGAAACTTTCTGAAATGTTCGATGGAAAATTTGATTGGAGGACCACTCCCTACGGTAGTCTTTTCAAAAAGTACATCTTCTTGGTGTGTATCAGAGATGGAAAAATTTCTGGACACATGATTTGTAATCTGTTCGACAGTCCGCTGGACTATACCGTAAAGATCCTTTATCAGGTCAGCTTCCACGCGAAACCCGACTCAGGAAGAACAGCATGGCACCTGTTTCAGAAGTTTCTTGACATCGGAAAAACCCGAGCTAATCATGTAATTACACAGAGAACTCCCAACACCAACATTAAAGCTTCAACTTTAGAGAGGATGGGGTTCAAAGAGATGGAAACGCTTTACCGATTGGAGATCTAATGAGTGGTGGAGGAGACGGAGGAGCTTTCGATTTTGCTGGTGGAGAGAACAACGGTGGTCTCTTCGGTCTCGGCAATTTCGGTTCCGGAGGAAAAGGAAACTTTTTCGAGAACGTTCTCAATACTTATCTTCAAACACAAACTGGCGGGATGGTTGAATACGATAAAGGTTTCAAAGGTAACGTTCAAAATGATGTCGGTCTTCAAATCATAAAAGAAACTTCAGGTGCGAAAGCTGCTGAAGAAGCGAACGAAATGGCACGCGAACAATTTGAAGAACAGAAAGTCGCAGCGGAACAAGATCGCAACAATCAAATCCTTCAGCGAGGAAGAGAACAGATTCAAGCCTCACAGCTTGCTGGTGCTGCTCGTAGAGCTGGTACTAACAGTAATCGTTCTACCGGGACAGTTCTCGGTTCAGACGAAAGGGACTTCCTCGGATTATGAAATCAACAAAAAAACAGTGCGAACATCTTCGTCAACAATCAAAACAGAAATTCGATTACGTTAAAGCAACGTGGATTGATTCTCTGAGATGGACGAACGCGCATCGTGCTCAGTGGTTACTTTCGCAAACACCCGGTGAAAGAAAGAATCATCACATTGTAGACCCCTCACACATTCTCGCACGCAGATCATACGTTGCCGGGTTCATGGAAGGTAACACATCTTCCACTCGTCCGTGGACACGTATTGAAACGAGGGATATGGAACGTAACGACAGTTACGAAGCCAAGTCATGGTTACAGCATTTTACTACTCGCGTACTCTATCATTTGAGTTCATCAAACTTCTATCACGCTGTCGGTGCTTTTTATTACGACTACTGTGATCTCGGAACTGGTGCTCAGTACATTGAACAAACTGAAGACAGCTTCTTCATTCATACGCTCATGCCTGGTTCTTACTACGTTCTCAACGATGCCTACGGAGAAGCCACCACACTCGTGCGTGAGTATTGTCTCAACGTAGCTGCACTCGTTGAGAAGTTCGGGCGGAAAAATAAAAAAACCGGAAAGCCTGATTGGAGCAACATCTCTCGCGAAGTAAGGAAGATGTACGAAGATGGTAACTACGGAACGATGATTGATATCGTCCACGTTATCAAGAAGAACCCGGATTACGATTGGAAGATGGATGAAGACGTTGAAAATCGTGAATGGCTTGAGCTTGAATATGAAGCTGGTGCGAACAAAGCCGGAATGAATGAAAGTGGTTACACTGAAAATTCTTATATCGATGAAGAAGATAAAGATGTCTTCCTTCGTCGTTTCACTGGTCGCAGAAAACCTTTCATCATCGGAAAATCTACAGAGACTTTCGAGTACGGTGAAACCTGCCCAACTCAGGATGCCCTTGGTCTGATCAAGTCTCTTAATAAAAAAGCGATCTCAAAAGATAGAGCGATTGAACAGATCCTCGCACCTACACTCCAAGGTCCGGCATCACTTCGTAAGAGTTACATTACGAATTCTCCGAATGCTTATATTCCAATCGACTCTCGTTCAGCTGCGGCTAAACAGAAAGTTGAATCTGTATATCAAATCAATCCTGCAATCGGTGCTCTCGTCGGAGATGTTGAAGACATGAGAAGAATGGTAGACAAAATCTACTACGCTGATTACCTCATGTATCTTTCACAGAATCCGAAGACTCGTACAGCGCGTGAGACAGATGCAATCGTTGATGAGCAACAAAGAATTATCGGACCAAACCTTCAGTCACTCAACCGCACGTACAATACTGCAGTTCTTGAATGGGTGATGGATTATACGCTCTACGAAGATCCATATCTTCTTCCACCTCCTACTGAACTTGAAGGTCAACGTCTCAAGCCGGAAATGATTTCTGTGTTCGCACAGGCGATGAAAGCTGCAGATATGCCAGCCATTGATCGCTACACACAGATGATTGTGAACGTTGGACAGTTGAATCCTACAATCTGGGATAAGATCAATCTCGACAAACTCGCAGACCTATATGAGGACCGTCTCTACTTACCTGCAGGATTGAATAATCCGCAGAACAAAGTAGATGCGAAACGTGAGCAAGCTGCTCGCGAAGCCAAAAGACAGCAAGCACTCCAAGAAACTTTACCTGCCGTTGCCGGAGCTGCGAGAGATATGGCTGCTGCTCAAAAATAAGGGAGAGGATGTCACACTTTGACAGATGTCATCGAGTGATCCTGTCGGATAAACTTTTTACATGCAAACAGAAATTGAAAAATTCGAGCAACGCTTAGAACTGAAAGAGCGCATGGAAGAACGTGATGCACTCATGGCGATCGCTTCGATGATGGGTACGAAAGAAGGAAGAGATCTTTTCAGATATCTCTTCAAGACTCTTGAGATCACCACACTCCCGGACATGAGTATGAAGGGAGAAATTCTACACGATAAACTAGGATTCCTTAGAGCAGGGAATTCAATCTATAAACTTGCCTGTCAAGCGGCATCAAATGCGACAGCTTCGATTGCGGCAGATATTGAAAGGGAGAAGTATGACAATGCACTCGAACGCTACAGGATCGAAGCCGGACTCACAAGTGCCAGCAGAGATGCCGAAACCGATTCCAACGAATGAAGTCACAAATGATAATGTGGATGATTTCGGATATGAAGAATCTCCGGAAGTAAAAGTTGTTCCACCAGCAGAGATGCCGAAACCTGCTACGGAAGAAGTGAAACCAACTGAAGAAAAAAAATCTGAGGAAAAATCACTCACGGGTTATGACGATGTTGTTGAAGAAGTAAAACCTGCAGAAGAAGTGAAACCAGCTGAAGCTCCTGCACCGGATACTGAAGAAGGTAAAGCTCTCGTCGCTATTCAAGAAGTGGTGAAGTCCCTTGGTGATGGATACGATAAAAAAGCGATCACAGATTTCGCTACCAAGAATAAACTCACTCCGGATCAGGTTAAAGCATATGTCGCTCATCAAACGGCTGTAGATCAGGCAGCACTTAAAGCTCACGAAGATAAGATCAAAGCTACAAGAGCACAGTGGAAGAAGGATCTTTTAGCTGACAAAGACTTCATTGGTGAGAAGGGTGATCAGTTCGATAAGAGCGTTCTGAAGGTTCAGCAGCTTCTCGAAAAAATGCCCAACACAAAAAAGATGTTGACAGACAGTAAGGGAATGTTGCCACCTTATCTCATGAAGGACTTTTTAGCTCTGGCAAAACAGCTTAACCCCACTCAAAAATTTGAAACGGGTGAAGCACCAGTGGTGACTGAGGTTACAGATTGGATGGAAGATTTTTATAAATAACAAATTCCTGGGAGGGAATCATGGGTGCTAAAGGCGCAACACTTGTTACTCTTGCTGACGTAGCAAAGGGTAAAGACAAACAGATCGGCAAGGTTGCCGAAGTTCTCGTTCTCCACAATGAAATGCTTGTCGATATTCCATATCGCGAGATGAATGAAGGAACTGTTCACACTGAACAGATTCGTTCTGGTCTTCCTGCGATTTACTACCGCAAAGCGAACCAGCCGATTCCAGCATCTAAGACAACTGTCGAAGACAGAAGCTTCACAGCTACTCACTTCGAGTCGAAGTCTCAGATCGATAAAGCGGTCGCTCAACGTGGTGGTCTCTCAATGGTTTCTTATAACCGTTGGAACCAAGCTCAGGGTCACTTACAAGCTCATGCGAATGAACTTGCATCACTCATGATCTATGGTTCACCAGTTACTTCTAACCTGAAGACAGCTGGTTTCATGGACATCTACTCGTCTCTCGCGACGAGTGAGCCGACATCGAAACAGATCATCGATGGTGGTGGTACTGGTTCAGACAACACTTCTATTCTCCGCGTACAGTGGGGAGAGAATGCTTGCTTCGGGATTTATCCTGCAGGAACAAGCTCAGGTCTGAAACGTATGGATCACTCTGCTGGTGGTAAACTTGTTCAGATCTACGGAACAACTGCTGACGGAACTCCGGGAACTTTCTGGGGTTACGAAGAAGAGTTCATGACAGACCACGGTCTCGTTGTGAAAGATTATCGTCAGGCTGGTCGTCTCTGTAACATCGACGTATCAAACCTCGTGTCTGGTTCGTCTGCGTGTGATCTCATCGATAAGATGATTTCTCTCGATTACAAGATTGATT